CTCATAATTATTTGGGCGATAAATATATTAAACTATTATCAAATAAGTATAATTTATATGGTCAACCTGAAATAGTTAATGGTGTTGATAATGAATCAACTAATTGGCATAATGATTTGAGAGAAGGTGCTAATCTTGCCATATTGATGTATTTTACAAATGCTTCAAATAAAGAACAAGGTGGTTCAATATCAGTTAGAAATAGACATACAAAAGAAATATCTTGTATGTTACACCCAGGACAAACTGATATAGTAATATTAAATCACACAAGCCATTTTGAACATAAAGTAGGTGAGTGGAAGTTTATACCTGGTAATAGTGAAAGAATAGTAGGCTGTTTTGATTTTAACATATAAGATTTTTGAGGAACTAAAGTATGACATTACCGAAAATTAATTTATCAATTAATCCATCTTATCATTGTAATTTTAGATGTAATTGGTGTTATCTAACACCTGAACAATTAGGTGATACAAAAACAATTGACCATATAAGATTAAATGATATGTTGTCAGAAGTACAGACACATAGAGAAATTAATCACATTGATTTATATGGTGGTGAAATAGGTATCTTAAAGAAAGATAAATTAGAAGCAATTACAAATACTATAAGATTTTATTATAAAGATAAAATTAATATCAATACTAACTTGTCAGTAATTAGAGACGAGTTTTTACAACCTGATTATTATATTAGTGTAAGTTGGGATTTTCATAGTAGACAAGACCATATTAAAGTAAGAGAGAATATAAAGAAACTACCTGTTCCTTTTTCTTTAATAGTGTTACTTACTCCTACAATTTTAAAAGATATACCTGCTGGTCATTTTATTCAGATGATGAAAGAAATTAAATTTGCAAATCCTCTAATGCAAAGTTTTGAATTAAAACCTTATAGTTCTAATCAAGCAAATGACCATAAGATAACAGACGCACAATTTGAAGATTACTTATTAGACTTATTTCATCAATATAAAAATCATTTTTCGATTGACCATAGTCCTGAGCGACATACAAGAAAAGTAACTTTTGTCAATGAAGAAAATGTATTAAGAAGTCTTGCAAAAAATTATAACGCATTTTCAGATGACCATTTATATATTACGCCTAATGGTAAGTTTGCTGTATTAGATTTTGACAAAGACAATAGAGAATATTTTAAAGAGTTAAATAGTTTTGAAGAGTATTTACAATGGACTGAAAAAGAGAAAAAAGAAAACATATCTAATATTTGTAGAAAGTGTGAATATTATGGTGGGTGTTTAACTGAACATTATAGATATGTAGAAAATTTAGATAATGGTTGTAATGGTTACAAATATGTTTTAGACACTTATCGTATGAGATATGGTAAGAATAAAATATTGGATTTAAGATATGGCTAATAGAGCATTTTTGATTGGTAACGGATTAAGTCGAAAAGGTTTTAATCTAAAGTCTATTAAAAATAGAGGTGTGATAGTAGGTTGTAATAATCTATATAAAGATTTTGCACCTGATATATTAGTTGCAACTGACCATCCTATTATGCACGAAATATATCGAAGTGGTTATTGTTATACTGCAAATTGTTTTTTTAGAGATTGGGTAACAATACCTCAACAATACTTTGATAATATGATACAAGGTATGTTTCCTGATTATAGAAATATAAAGACAATAAGAAGAGACGGTCTCTTAATAGAAAATCAAAGAAGTGGATCTAAAGAATTTATTATACACGGATATAAAGATAAAGAAACAGATAAGACAGAAGTATCATTAAGTTGGATTACAGAAGATAAAGTAACTAACTTGACAGACATTTATAGAGAACACGACCAAAGTGAGTGGGGTACAGGATCAACTAGTGGTTATGTGGCGTGTAATCAGATATCTGAATTAAAAGAAGTCTATCTAATAGGGCACGACTTCTTTAGTATAGATAAGAAGTTTAATAATGTTTATAGAGGTCAAAAATTTTATAAGAGTGATACTCATATCTCACAATACACAATCTCAAAGTGGATGTATGAGTGGCGAAAGATATTTAAGTGGTATCACTGGATAAAGTTTTATAAAGTTAATAGACAGAATTATCTAAATTTGAAAATAGGAGTTTGGGACGATTGCAAAAACTTGGAGTATATAAGTTATGAAAGAATGGAAAATCAAACAAGAAGTTTACCATAGATTAAATACTACTCATAAAGATACTCTAATTGATAAAGAGATATCTTTGATATGGAAAGAAGACGATATTGTAGATTGGGCAATACGACATTGGAACGAAAAAGTTGACAGATTTGTATACCCAGCAAAGAGTTATTGTGTAGCAATATGCTATGCGAAGTGGATTGAGAGAGATTATGGCGACAACTTTTATGAGTTGTTAAATGACCCAATGTTATTATACGGCAATGATGATTACTTTGAGGTCTATGATAAGACGCCACATATATATGACAAGATAATATCAGCATATCCTAAAAATGAAAATAGTGGTATGATACCAGATATTCGTGGATATTATGAAAAAGAAATAAAGTACGATACTGGAATTAATATAAATAATATAAACAAGGAGATTTAATTATGGCAATTAAGATTAATGGTAAAGAGTATGATGAGAATAAGTTTGACGATAAGACTAAAAACTATGTTATCGCCAGACAGGAACTAGTACAAAATCAGGCTAGATTGGAAATTGAGATGGAAAAGGTCAATGTTCTAATTAGATATTATAATGCTAAGATTTGTGAGTTTCTAGGAATAGACCCAACAGCTCCAAAAGAATCTAAACCAGAAGATAAACCAAAAGAATAGTAAAAATGGCAGCGATTGCAAATTTAAGAATAGACCAAGGTACTACATTTTCCTCAAATGTAACACTTGGCAATAATGACGGGACGGCTTTTGACCTAACCAATCATAGTGTAGAGGCTAAGATGGCAAAAGGTTATGAGAGTACAAAGACTCGTATTACTATGACAACTAGTGTGGCAAACCCTACAACTGGTATTGTAACACTATCTCTAACGGCTGCTCAAACAGCTGCCTTGGATGCACCTGCCCGATATGTCTATGATGTCGAAGTAACAAATTCTACAAGTAATGTCGTAACTAGAGTTATTGAAGGAATTATTACGGTTCGACCTAATGTTACGATATAATCTAAATACTATTAGTTTGAGTGTCCTTCGGTTATAAATATTAACAATTAGAGGGAGATTTAAAGTGGCTCAAATAAAAGCAAGAATAGATAGTACAATTAGCAGACCTCAACAAGTGTCTGTTACAATGCCTGCTGGTGCTCAAAGTCAAACGGCAGTAACTAACTCAACATTAAAATTAAGACTACTTAATGATGTAGACGCTTCTCAATTAAAAGATGGTTCTATGATACAATATTCGTCTTCTTCTGATAAGTTTGTTGTTAGAGACGAAATCACAACAACGACAGGTTCAATTACTCTAAACGGCGGAAACTTTTAAGGACTAAAAAATGGCAACTATAATTAGAATAAAACGAAGTTCAAACGCAACAGCACCTTCAACGCTAAAACTTGGGGAAATGGCTTATGCGTATGGAACTGGAACTGCTAGTAACGGAGGAGATAGATTATATATTGGTACAGGTGGTACTGATGGAAGTGGTAATGCAAATAGTATTGATGTGGCAGGTGGTAAATATTTTACCGACTTATTTCCTACTGCAAACGGACAAGCGACAGCAGAAAAATTAATCACAACGGATTCAAACAACAGAATTGATACACTAGTTTTTGGTAACTCAACTACCAACTCTGGTCAAATTACTTTTAACGAGGCGACTAACAATGGTACAAACAACATTGTATTAAAGGCGCCTACTTCATTAGCAAACTCATCAACAATTGTATTACCTGACGGTGCAGGTTCTCAAGGACAATTTCTAAAAGTTATATCTGCAAACGCAGGTGAAGCTACTTTAGGATTTGACGCTGTTGATACTACACTTACTTTAGAAGATAGTGCTGGTGCAACAACTGATTACCAAACTGCAAACACTTTATTATTAACAGGTGATAGTACAATTGATACTGCTGTTACATCAAACACGGTAACAATTAAAGTACAAGATGGTGGTGTTGGAACTACTCAACTTGCTAATGGTGGAGTTACAAACACAAAATTAGCAAACGATAGTATTACAATAGGTACTACTGCAACTGCTTTAGGTGCTTCAAATACTGACCTTGCAGGATTAACAAGTTTAACGGTTGATAGTTTAACTTTAAATGGACAAGATATTTCAACTTCTGCAAACAACGACAATGTTACTATATCACCACACGGAACAGGAACGGTAACCGTACCTAGTGGTTATAAAGATAGAGCTGGTTTCGCCGCTGACTCTCTTGCTACTAAAGAATATGTTGATAGTGCTTCTTCAGGTTTAGATGTTAAAGATAGTTGTAGAGTTGCCACAACTGCTGCTTTAACGGTTACTTATGACCAATCTAATGGAAGATTAGACAACGCAGGTACACAGGCTGCTCTTGTTATAGATGGTGTAACTTTATCAGTAAATGATAGAGTGTTAGTAAAAAACCAGGCTGAAGCAAGACAAAACGGATTATATGTTGTATCAGATATAGGTTCTAACTCTTCAAACTGGAGATTAACTAGAGCTGCTGACGCTGACGCAGGTAATGAATTAACAGGTGGTACATTTACTTTTGTTGAAGAAGGTACTGCTAATAGTGATAACGGTTATGTGTTTACTCACAATGGTACACCAACATTAACAGACAATACATTATCTAATAATACAGAATTGCCTATTTCGCAATTCTCTGGTGCTGGTCAAGTAGTTGCAGGTGCGGCTCTTGTAAAAGCAGGAAATACTTTAGATGTAAATGTTGATAACTCATCAATTGAAGTAGTATCAGACGCATTACAAGTTAAGGCTTCTGGTATTACAAATGCTATGTTAGCAGGAAATATTACTGCTGCTAAACTAGATAATCCAAATATTACTTTGGCTTCTGATAACGATACAGGTTCTCCAAGTTTTGCACTTGAAGGTACTCTAACCGTTTCAGGTGGTGAAGGAATTGACACGGCTGCTAGTGGTTCAACTATTACAATCTCTGGTGAGGATGCGTCAACATCAAACAAAGGAGTTGCTTCTTTTAGTACAAATAACTTTACGGTAACAAGTGGTGCTGTAGAGGTTACTGAAATTGATGGTGGACCGTTCTAATGGCTACCGTAATTAAACCAAAAAGAAGTTTTACAACTGGTTCAATTCCGTCTGTTTCTGATTTAGAAATAGGTGAATTGGCAATGAATGTCGCTGATGGTAAGTTTTATACTAAAGCGAATGCGAATACGGTTAAAGAAATTGGTGGTGCGTCTGCCGTCAATATTCAATCAGTATTACAAGCAGGAAATACTGCAACTACTGATTTAGCATTAAATAATGCAAATATCATATTTGAAGGTGCAACACCAGACGCATATGAAACAACATTAACGGTAGAAGACCCGACTGCTGATAGAACGGTTAA